GCTGCAGACATTAGGTCAGGGCGCTACGCTGCTGTTTGGTCCGGGGACGTATCGGTTCAACTCGCCCATCGTGTTCCCCAATGACGGGGTTGGAATACCCCACCAGGTCGCGATTGTTCTTCAGGGCGCCGGCAGTCAGTGGTCGGGGGAGACCGGAGCCTATCCGGGCCAGGCGACTATGCTCGACATTCGAACCTCGGACGCGCTCGGGCATATTCAAACTTATGGTATAGGATCGCTTACGATTCGCGATATGACCATCACAGACGGTGGTTCGTCGGGGGGTAATCCGTTTCTCTTCACTACGAACACGACGCTTCATGTCACGCATTGTACGTTTCTTGGGCAGACTGGATTTAATGGGACGACTAATAATCAGGACGCAATTGTCCTTGGTGGAACTAACCCTGTCAACGACGGTTCTACTAACGCGGCGTTTCAGGGTTACGGTACGGTCATTTCAGAAAACCAGTTTGATAGGATTAGGAGACTTGCATATGTGAGAGTGTACGCAAACGGAGTAGTAATAGAAAAAAATTGGGTGGAAAGAAACTCTGGTAATCCTCTCGCAAACGGTTCGGTAATCGAAATTGATGGGACTGGTGCTGGGGGTGCGCCAGGTAATTTTGCAGTTGGGACTTGTGTTCGTGATAACGTAATTGAAATTAGTAACTACCCTTATTTTGTTAATAATTTATGGGGAGCTAACACTAATATCACAGGTAATAGTCTGTTTGATCCAACTGCGACCACGGTCGCTGGCGTTCTTGAAAGCGTCAATTCCGTTGATACTTATGTTGTCGGCAACCTGCTGACTGGCAAGCCTTATGTTACGGGGCATATTACGGGTATTACCTACTTTAGTCCTGCTACGAGCGGCGTGCCGTCTAATTTACCTGCAGGTGTGCTTGGACCACTGAATATTACGGGTAATTTTATCGCTACGGGACAGACTTGTCAGGTTGGAACGGCGGGGCTAACAAATAATTTGCAGTTTCCACAAACAAGCGGGATTGCAAAAGTATCAGTAGATGGTGTAGATTTAATTTTTGGTAATACAGCTTCAGGTTCAATGTTTTTTGATAACTCTGGGTCTGGGGGGAAGTTTATTTTTAGAACTACAGGGTTTGCTACTGTTTTGGATTATGGAAATGCAAATGCTGGGAAGTGGACGCTAGCGGCTCCTATTGTTGTAAAGAGCTATACGGTAGCTACTTTACCTACCGGTGTGTTGGGAGCGCAAGCACAAGTATCAGATGGAGATGCTGGACTTGCTTGGGGCGCAACAGTGATAAACTCCGGAGCAGGTGCTACAAAATACTTGGTATGGTACAACGGTGCAAACTGGACAGTGGTGGGAAAATGATTTTTAAGACGATTCTTTTTTTATTTCTTTTTTCTGCTTGTGCGTTAGCGCAGCAAGCCGAGACTTTGGTCTATGATGCTTTTTCTGGTGGGATAAATAGGACTGGGGGGCCAAAAACCAACTATTCGGTTTTATGGCTGAAGCAAATGGCACAGACTCTTGGACAGGTTAATGGCCTCTCGTTCACGTCCTTGCACTACTCGAACGGCGATACGGTTGGTCTCGACGGTTTCGCGCAGTCCTGGGGCCGCAACAATGCGGGCGGGGACGAGGGAACAGAGGCGATAACGGTCGGAGCTTTTCAGGGTGACCGCGTGATGACGGCGACGGTGTCCGCGGTCGATGGCGGCACCATTAGCTATATCAACCCGGCCAATGAGGATACGCGCGGCGAGGCTCGCCCGCTCATTATCACGACGCCGACCAAGGTGTACTCGGTCGGGAGCATCGTAGCAGCCGCCGGCATACCGCCGACCATCACTGGAGACGGAACGCAGGACTTCACGATGCTCGGGATGGGCTCGGTTTCAAACTTGTTCTTATCGATCGATTCCCAGGCTAATGGCGTGCTCAGGTTAGTGGTACCAGTTCGCAGCATCATTGATGCTACGCATTTGATTCTCGACTATGTGTCCGAGGGCGTTGATGCGGCGCTTCCCGTTCCGATGTTGCCGAGCACATACAAGCTATTCAGGGGCGGTAATGTAATGTCTTTGGTTTCTCCATCCGGGGCTTTAACGGTCGCTTCTGCAGGTGATTTTTCCATAGGTGATACTATTGAACAGCCGCTCGGGTACGCGCATACGATCAAGGGCATCCACGTAGCCTTATCTCAACAGTTGCCGTTTTCTAGCAATGCGAATGGCGCTGGCTTGGTGGTTGCCAACATCGGCCCTCAGACGTTTGCCAATGGAGCTGTGTTTAGTGGCGCGTACACGCAAGGTATGGAATTTAGCGGCGTTACGACGAATGGCATCCGGTTTGATAGAGATATGGCTGGTGCGCTGTTGCGGTCCAATGCGTTCACAGCCGCCGCGGTTACCAACTTGTTGGGGTTGTTTGACAGCACAGGTCATGATACTTATCTAAGTTATGATAGAGCCATCGATGTTTGGAAAACGACTAGACCAATAAGCGCTCCGTCTTTTCAAGCTCCGGCTGGTGTTGGTGTGGATTGCAACGGGCCTCCGACCATAAATTATCGTGTGAGTAAGGGAATCGTAGTGTCTTGTTGACCTCACTTGACTTTTTTCCTGTTTTGTTCCTAAGTGTCTGCTTCGCCTAGCGGGCGTAACCCGCTCCCGAGTTGTGCTCGTTACCGCACTGGAGAGTGAAATGGCTGACAATGACACCCCGCAAGATGACGAACTTGATTTGACGGATGACGAGCTTGTTCTTGATCCATCTGGTGAACTTGAAGAGCCCGAGCCCGAGCCCGAAGAGCCCGAGCCCGAAGAGTCCGAGCCCGAAGAGTCCGAGCCCGAAGAGGCTTCTGTACCACGACAACCTGCATCTCGCGCTGGCCGTACCGTTGCCGCCCTTCGCGCCGATCGGCGCAGGCAGAACGAAGAACTCGCCGCCTTGCGCCGAGAGATGGCCGAACTCAGGCAGACTCGGCAGCAAGCTTCAGTCCAGCAGGAAGACCCTCGTGTGGAGCAAGAGCGCTTGGCGCTCATGTCCCCCGAGGAGCGTATGGAGTACCGACTTGCTCGGTCTTTACAAGCGCACCAGCAGCAGACTTCTGCGATGGTTTTTAATATGCAGACTGCGCAGGACAAGACAGCGTGGGACGCTAGAGCTGCCGGTGACAAGCTGCGATCGAAGCTCGCTGCGGATGTGGAGCGCGAGTACCAATCCTGCATCGCTCGCGGTCAGTATCTACCCCGAGAAAATATTTACATCTATCTTGTCGGGCAGCGGTTCATTGCCAATCGGGGCAAGGGGGATGGCAAGGCAGCTCGCCGGGTGGAGCGTGAGCGTGTTCGCCCTGCAAGCGGGCGTGGCGATGTGGCGCAGGAGCGTCGGGCGTCTCGCGGCAATGGTACAACGGCGGATTTCGAGCGCCGTCATGGAGACATGCAAATCTGAAGCGGTGAAAGTTCACCGCTTTAACTTCGGAGAGCGGTGATGCCAACCAATGTTGCTTCTCAATTTTCTGGCGACATAAGCCAGTATATTGCAGACAAGACGCTTCCCCTCGTGCGCCGGCAACTGGTTGTTTACCAGTTCGGTGATCCTGCGACCCTCCCTAAAGGAAGCGGTACGACTTACACGGCAAGCCGCTATCCGCGCGTTCCATTGCCGTTTGCGCCACTCTCGGAAGGCGTGCCTCCGATCGGGCAATCGATGACGCTGCAGCAGGTCAGCGCGCAAGCCCAGCAATGGGGCGACAAGATCACCATTACCGACGTAGCGGAAATGACGATCAAGCATCCGCTGTTCAAGAAAGCGACGGAGCTGATCGGATTACAGACTGCCGAGACGATGGAACGCAATACGTTCGTCAATCTTCTCGCGGGAAGTCAAATCAACTACGTCAACACTCGCGGCGCTCGTGCGTCTCTCGTTGCCGGCGACGTGCTCAATCCTCACGAGATCAACCGTGCTTCGGCCATGTTGATCAATCTCGGCGCGCCCCGGTTCATGGGCGACGAGATGACCGACATGAAGCTGCAGGCGGACGCAGGCGGTGCCAAGGCATCGAGCAACCCACGTAAGATGCCGCATTACGTGGCGGTGGCGCATCCCTTCCCGCTTGGTGATCTTTCCGAGAACCAGACGATTGTGACGGCCTGGAGCTACAGCGATCTCAATCGCCTTTACAACTATGAGGTTGGCGAGTGGCGAGGCATCCGGTTCTGTCAGACCAACATGGTTCCGACATTTACTGGAGTTGCGCAAGTCAACCCGGTTGCGGTTGCCGGCGGCACGTTGGCAGCGACGAACTACTTCGTCATCGTTACTGGATCGGATACGCAGAATCAGTACGAGTCGCGTATCTATCAGGTGTCCGCTTCTACGGCGGTCGGCGCCAACGGCGCGCTTCAGGTGACGACGCCTTCAACGGCAGGATTTACTTACAGCGTCTATGTCGGCACTACCAACACGCCGTTCAATCTTGGGCTCAGTGCTTCGGGTCCGACTTCTGGTCCTCTCGCGGGGCAGGCCACGCAGCTTGCGCCGGGCGCCGTGGTGACGGTGACGGGAATTGGCCTTGCGCAGACCCCGCCGGCTGCACCGGCTACAGGCGTTACGGTTTACCCGACGTTTATTTTTGGTCGAGGCGCCTACACGCAGGTTGTCCTCGACAACATGAAGATGACGTATCTTAAAGAGCCGGATAAGTCCGACCCGTTGAACCAGTTGCGAGTTGTTGGCTGGAAGGTGTTTTATGGAACATTAATAAGTAACCAGCAGTTCTTCATGCGGATCGAATCCACGTCGGCCTTCAGCGCGACATTCGGATAAGGTAGTTGATTGCAGATTGGAGAAGCTTGGGGTTGTCTTCGAAATAGCCAATCCCAAGATTACACCGCTGGCAGAGAAGGCCACGAATACGGAGTTCGGTGTGGCAGTGATCTACCCAAAGCTTACTGGCCTTACCTCTGCCAAATTTGTTGCGTCCGCAAATGGCGCAACACCCGTTTTGCGCGTCAACCATGGCAAGGTACTGTTCGGGTGTTATGCCGTGGTTCATTTGCACACTGGAGTGGGGGTTAGATGCGCGGTAGCGACGTGCAGCGTCGCGTGCTATTTGCTTTTTCTTTTCAGGGTTTTTTGCTTGCCATCGTTTGACTTGTTCTACGTGTTTTTCAGGGTTCTTTTTTCGCCATTCTTTTGTGGTCTGGCAGCTACATACGCGGCATTGATATCCGCGCCCCAAAGGGTTATTTTTGTTGCGAGAAAAGGCTTCAATCGGCTTCACTTCCTTGCAACGGTAGCAAGTCCTGAGTTTGTCCATGGTGGTCCTCCTGTTTGGCCTACCATATCACAGGAGATTGGGTATGTCATATAGAATCACGTACTCCGTGAACGTCGATTGGATCGGGGATGGCATCGGTCCAATGAGCGGTAATACGGCCGTTTCCGTAGGGATGGCTGCGGCCGGCGGCGCGCAGCGCAAGTCGTTTTTCAACGCCACTCCGGTTGGCCAGATGACGAAGACGTTTCTGGCTGCTGACGTGACCACGTTGACGAATGCCATGGCTGCGGACATCGCTGCGCAGATGAACGTTCCAGCCAATCTTGCGCAAATTCAGAACTTCTCCACGGGGACGGGCTGATGGCTACAAGCACGCTTGGGACGACAGCAAACAACTCGCTTACGTCCCTCATTTTCGGTGGCGCGATGAACGCCACCGATCTTGCGACGATCGCGCAAGGAATCAAAAACGATCTCGTCAACGGTAACCCGGTTTGGCCTGGGGCGTATGCGCAAAACGGCCTTCTCTACGTGCCTAACCGGGGAGTGCTTCGGGTGCTCCCAGGGGACTTCGTAGGGATTGACGCGCAAGGCTGGCCGATCCTTTTATCGGCCAATACGATCGCTGCAGCAGGAGCCCCTTGGGTACACACATGACAAAGAAAGTTGTTGTTACGCCCGAGCGCATTGCAATGCTGAGGAGATTGTATGGTTCAAACTTGGACGAGGCGATTGCTTGTTTGAAAGGACAGTCCGATGAGCAAAAAAGAAACCCCGATCGATCGCACGAAGCTTCCTCTCAACCTGCAGATTCTCACTGACGAGGAGTTGCAGGAGCTTCGGCAGGAAGCCCGCAAGACAGTCGTTGCCGAGCTGTCCAAGCAGGCGCGTGACGAGTATTTTGCCAAGGCGCTGGCGGAAGCTCGACAGGCGAGCATTGCCGAGGAAGAACTGATTCACGTCCAGATTGATGTGGCGCCGTGGTGCCCTGGGGCGACGATTGACGGTATTCAGTATTTTCACGGTTACACATACCCCGTGAAAAAGTCCGTTGCGTGTGTTCTGTTCGAGCAGATGTGGCGGACGTGGGAGCATCAAGACGAGCTGGACGGCCGCGGCAGGAGTGAGGCTTACCGTCGTCCACGCAATCTTTCGATTGGGCCGCGGCACCTGGGGGTGTCGAATACGGCTTTGTT